GGCACAAGCTCGTCAAGCTCGGGGATCACCCGGGCTTCAATAAAGAAGCGATCCTGGCCTATCTGAAAGAAAATAAGACGGGCGACTCTCAGATGAAAACCTATGAGAGCAACCTGTCAGACCTGTCCCAGGATGGCAACACCAAGACCAACACCGAGACCCGGGGCAAAAAGTATGACGTGCTTGAGTTCTGGGGATACCTAAGCACAGACCAGTTGCGGGACGAAGGGGTCGAGATCGACGAAGGTATCGGCAACACTGTCGCTGCAAATGTCTGGGTGGTCGGTGACATCGTGATCAAAGCGGTGGTGAGCCCCCTGGAAGGTGCCAACTTCCCGTACCACTTCTACTACTTCGAAAAGGACGAGACCTCCATTTGGGGCGAGGGTATTCCCAGGATCATGCGGGATCCCCAGCGCCTGTTTAATTCCGCGGTGCGAGCCATGCTCGACAACGCCGCAAACGCGGCTGGGCCTTACATCGAAGCGAACACAGACCTGTTGGCTCCTGATGAGGATCCCACCGATCTTTATCCCTTCCGCGTCTTTCAACGAACCGGGACCGGGGTCGAGGCGCAAGCCAAGGCGATTAACGTCTATGACATCCCGTCCCATACGTCAGAGTTCATGGGCATGGTCGAGTTCTTCCTGACCTGTGCCGACGAAATCACAACCGTGCCCCGGTATATGTACGGGGACTCAAGCCGAGTCGGAGGTGCTGGCCGAACCGCAACCGGGCTTTCAATGCTCATGGGTGCTGCGAACATCACGATCAAAGACCAGATCAAGAACTTTGACGATGGCATCACCAAGCGGTTCATCAGAAGCATGTACTTTTGGAACATGGACTTCAACCCGAAGACCGATATCAAAGGAGATTTCAGTGTCAAAGCCGAAGGTACTTCTTCTCTGGTTGCAAAAGAAGTTCTTACCGAACAGCTTATGCAATGGCTTAACATCACGAATAACCCCGTGGATATCAGCCTTACGAACCGGGATGTCGCTCTACGCGAAGCTGCAAAAAGCATGGACCTGGGTGAATACCAACTGGTCAAAGGCCAGGACCAAATCAAGTTCGAACAGGAACAGGCCAATGCCGCAGCCCAGGCCGAACGTAACGCGTTGCTTGAGATTGAAAAACTCAAGGCGATGTCGTCAGGCCACGTTGACACAGAAGGCCAATCAAACCGCCCGACGATGGAACGTGTCCCGCCCGACCAAGTCGAAGCAGGTAAAATCCCGCAGGTAACGACAGCTGATGGACAAACTTTATAACGAGATCCGAGCCTACCAGCACACTGACCTCTTCAAGAAATTCGAAGACCTATTCGAAGCGAGGCTGCAAAAGCGCAGGGAGCAGAATGATGCTGCCCCCCTTGAAGAGGTAGCCAAGAACCAAGGAGCCATCTCAGAGTTGAGGTGGCTCCTCAACAATCTTACCACGCGTAAGAGATAGCCCACCTCCAGGGATACTACTCAGCCCCTACACGCAGGAGAACCAGTTTGAAAAAAGAGGAAACTCAATTGACTCCCGAAGAGGAGTTCGCCAAGGCTTTTGCCGAAGCAACCACTGAAGAACCCGCCGAAGGTCAATCGACTGATCAGCCTTCGGAGGGCAAAGAAGAAGAAGGTACGGAGAAGATCCCTCAGTCTGAGGAAGAGACACAGGCCGAAGAAAGCGCCCCTGGCAACCAGGAAAGCGAGACGGACGCAAGTGCAAACCAAGAGGACGAGACAGATTACAAGGCTCTGTACGAAAAGGAAAAACAGAGAACGAGTTCTTGGGAAGGTCGTATCAAGGCAGCAAACAAGAAGGCCGAGGAAGCCGAGCAACGCGCAAAGTACCTCGAGTCTCTTGCCAAGGCGGAGGAAAAGAAAACCCCCTCGTCTGAAGCTGTAGAAGATGAAGACCTGAAGAACTTCTTCGAAGAATTTCCAGAGTTGGAAAAACCCTTCAACAAGCTCCTTGCTGTGAAGGGTGAAGCCATTGCTCGCAAAATCGTGCAAGAAGAAATCCAGAAAATCTCACCTCAGATCAACGCACTTCAAGCCTCGCGTACAGAGGAGATTGAGCGGCAGCACTGGCGTGCTATCGAAACCGCTCATCCTGATTGGAAGTCGTATGTGGACAATGGTGAGTTGCAAACCTGGATTGACGCACAGCCCTCGATCATTCGTGATCGACTGAGTGAAGTGACCAAAGCAGGATCGACTGGTGAAGTCATCGAGCTTTTGGACACCTTCAAGAAATCCAAAACGCCTCCATCAAATAAGTCCACAGTCAATTCCAAAAAGGCAGCAGCCGCTGATGCAGTCCCTGCGTCGAGCGGTGGTCCTCCTAAGAGTCCCCCTCCGAAAGATGACTACGATGCCGCATGGGAGGAGGCTGTGCGAAAAAGGAAATAAACCATGGCTAATACCTACGGTTCCCTTTCTCCCCGTACCGCCGCTTACGTCGTCAAAGAGTTGCTCGACCGCGGTATGCCCTACCTCGTATTCGAGAAGTTTGGCATGGCAAAGCCCATGCCGACCAAGTCCACCAAAACCATGCAGTTCCGCCGGTACTTCCTGGCTGGCACCGCATTCACCGGGGGTGTGTACAACCCCTACGAGTACTACGAAGATGCCTCCGCACGCTTCGACGTTACGACCGTGAACAGTGGTTCCGGTAACGGACGGAAGCTGTCGGAAGGTGTGACTCCGTCTGCTGTCGACCTGGACAAGCTGGACATCAGCGTTTCCGTCGACCAGTACGGTATGTACACCACGATCACCGACGTGATCGAAGACACCCACGAGGACAACATCCTTCAGGAGTCCATTGACATCCTGGCCGAGTCCGGTGCCTTCCTGGCGGAAAAGATCCGCTACAACGCGCTGATCGGTGGTACCAACGTGTACTACTGCACCGACAACGTGACCAAGTCCCGTGGCAACGTCAACCAGAAGATCAACGTGAATATGCTGCGTTTGGTTGTGCGTGGTCTGAAGCGGAATCTTGGTAAGCCCATCACCAAAGTCGTGAAGTCTACGGCTGCTTATGACACCCACGCGATCAGCCCCGCTTACATCGCAGTGTGTCACACCGACCTGGAAGCCGACATCCGCGCCCTGGAAGGTTTCGTCCCGGCTGAAAAGTACGGAACCATGACCCCCTTCGAAGGCGAGATCGGTAAGGTCGAGTCTGTTCGTTTCGTCGTTTCCACCGTCGTGTCCCGTATCGGTAACGTCGGTGCCGCAGTCATCCCGACGGGTATCCTTGGTTCGACCAACGTCACCGTGTACCCGATCCTGGTCTTCGCCGCCGACGCATACGCGGTTGTGCCCCTGAAGGGAAAATCTTCGATTACCCCGATGGTGCAGAACCCCAACGTGCCCCGCGGTGGAGACCCGCTGGGTCAGCGCGGTACGGTCGGTATCAAGTTCTACCACGCGTGCAAGATCCTTCAGGACGCATGGATGGCTCGTATCGAGTGTGCATGTAGCTCACTGGTGTAACCAGTCCTGGGGAGGGGGGATGACCCCCTCCCCGTTTATTAACCCACAATGAGGAACCAACGTGTCTGAAGAAAAACTTTCCAAGAGAGATTACTGGAAGCTTAAGAAAGAAGACCTGATTGCGCTTCTTATCGAGAAGGAAATCTCGTTCGATCCTGACAATCTTGACCGCAAAGCAGCCATTGAAGCCCTGGTATTGAAAGACGCTGAAGCCGGGATATTGACCCAGGCTGTCGAGATCAACGAAGAAACTGGAGAAGCCGGTCCCGCCAAGATCCGGCAAGCGTATATCGATATCGTTTTCCACAACCAAGAAGGCCAGCCCAAGTACGTGTTCCTGGGGCTCAATGGGCAGTTCCTATATCTCCCCCGCGAGTGCCTGTGCCGTATCCCTGCCGAGTATCTTGAAGTCATCAAGAACGCGGCTGAAACCCAACTCATCCAGCAAGAGTCCGACGGCAAAATGACCTACAAAGAGGTCAGGGTGCCTCGTCTGTCTTTTGAAGTTCTTGAACGAGGAGTTCTGTAACCATGGCAGTGAGCGCTACCCAAATCATCAACAAAGTGTCCATCCTGCTTCAGGATACGTCTGCCAGCCGGTGGACGGTCGCTGAGTTACTTGGGTGGCTCAACCTCGGCCAAGTCCAGATCGGCACAGCAAAGCCGGATGCGATTGCAGTAACGACGGAAATGAAGCTGACCCCCGGGAAGACCAAACAGAGTCTTCCCGATGGTTCCTCTGCCTACCAGGATGCGAACGGCGTAACCCTGCGAGCAGGTATCAAGCTCTTTGATATCGTGCGTAACATGGGCTCCACTGGGCTCGTTCCTGGTCGGGCAATTTCCGTGACGGATCGCCAACTGCTTGATCAGTTCAATAGTGATTGGCACGATGTGACTCCCGCCGCCGCGGTCGCCAACTACACCTACGACGAGAAGACACCGAAGGTCTTCTACGTCTACCCGGCAGCTCACAAGACAACCCCGGTCTGGGTTGAGGTCACTTACGCCGCACTGCCTCCGATCCTTACTGCAGAGCAGAACATTGTCCTGCCGGATGAGTATGAAGCCATTCTGATGGACTACATCTTGTTCCGCGCCTACAGCAAAGAGACGGACAGCCCTGGGGCCTTCCAAAAAGCCTTGGCCTATTATGAAGCCTATCTGCGAGCTCTTGATCGCTACGCAATGACTGAGTTCGAGTTCGATCCGAACAAGGCCGCGACGATCAAACCCTCGCCTTCCTACAAGAGGTAGCCGTGATCAGTATCAGTGAATTTGCAAAGCGGGTTCTACCCGATGTGCCTGGGTGCCCCATGGTGATTGCCGAGCAAGCCGCAACGGACACCTTGAGTCACTTCTGTGCCCAGAGCTGGATCCTGACCCGGGGTCTTGGTGCGACCGTTTCAAAGATCAACACCGCGCTCAATAGCCAAGCCAGCATCGATATCGGAGAAGCCGTTGACACCGGGTTCCGCCCGGTGGGTATCAAGCGCCTTTCCATCCTCGGTTCCGATTGGGAACTTGAGCGGATGAAGGTCGTCAACCACGTTGAGTCGATCCTCGCTGAGACCCAGAAGAAGTACTACTTCTTCGACGACAACCAGACTTTGATCCTTTTTCCGATGGCCTTTTCGGATCTCTACATTGAGGTCGCCATTGCACCTTTGCCCTCTGCAAGTGGGATTGATGAGCACCTGTATGATTTCTGGCTTGACCCCATCGTGAGCGGTATCAAGGCAAGGCTGTTCAGGATGCCTGGGAAGCAATGGACTGATTTGCCCATGGCGCTCGCATCCCAGCATGAATACGATAAAGGGCTCGTCAATGCCCGTCGGCAATTGCTCAAGTCTTTCAGTCGCAACACCTCCCCCTCGGTGACCCCTCGGAGTAACCAACTATGGCTCTAAGTGTCTTTCCCCGAGGCACTCGTATCCCTAAGATAAACCCCAAGTTTCTTGAACCGGACACACCCCAGATCGCAATCAACGCTGACCCTGAGTCAGGTAACCTGTCGCCCCTGAAGGGACTACTACAGGCTGCTGCTCTTACCAAAGCAGGAGAACTTCGTAGCATCTTTAAATTGGGATCCGCATGGCTTACCTGGACGAATGTCGTCGACGTTGTAAAGGCGCAGATCCCTGGGAGTGATGACCGGTTTTTTTATACTGGGGATGGGGTGCCAAAACAATCGAACATGACGATGGCAACCAGTGGGGCCCCTTCTACCTACCCCACGAGTTCATACGACCTGGGGGTTCCTGCTCCTACGTCCATCCTCACCACAACTTTCGCCGGGACGGCGGATGCCTCCTTGACCCCGAAGGTCGTCTCCTACGTCTACACGTACGTGACCGTCTGGGGCGAAGAAAGCGCCCCCTCAACCGAAAGCCCTGTGGCCGAGGTCGAGGGAGGTCGGTATATCTACCTGACCAACTTCATCAACCCGGCCAATTCACGGATCAGCCACATCCGAGTGTATCGGATCGAGGTTGGAACGTCAGGCAGTGCTGAGTACCAGCTGGTCAAAGTACGCCCCAGCTCACTCGGTGGAACACCGGTCTACGACATCCCTATCGCCACCATCGCATCTACCAGCACCAGGATCTACGATGCCAATCATGGCACGACTCCCACGGGGCTCAGTGAAGATCTTGGCGAGGTGATCCCGTCCGAGGACTGGGCTGTACCTCCCACCAACCTCGCCAACCTGACCCAGTTCATGAACGGCATCATGGTTGGATCCAGCGACACAGACGTCTGTATCAGCGAGCCGATGATCCCATATGCATGGCCTGTCAAGTATAGGCAGACCCTCGATTATCCGGTCGTTGGGCTGGGCGTTTTTAACAGCACGATCATTGCCCTGACCACTGCCTACCCTTACCGGCTCCAGGGTTCAGATCCGGCTCGAGTCTCACTCACCCGCCTTGAGTACAAGCAGGGCTGTGTGAGCAAGCGTGGGATCGTGACAACCCCTGCTGGGGTCATCTACCCCAGCCCTGACGGGCTCTTCATGGTGGATGATGTTGCGGTACGCAACCTCACCACGAGCCTCTTTACCGCGGAGCAGTGGGCCGCACTCGGGCCCCAGAACCTGATCGGGTTCCTGTACGACGATGCCTATTACGGCTTCTTCCAGGGAACGGGCAGAGGGCTTGTCATCACCATTGATGCTGTGCCCGTGCTGCAGGAGTTTGACCTGGGCGTTGCCATCTACGGTGGGCACGTTGACCCAGTGACAAACACCCTGGTCCTGCTCGGGAAACCATCGACCTACTACATCTACAACTGGGGGGAGGGAGCATCGCTTCCCTACACCTGGACGACCATGAAGTTTTCAACTTCTCCCACCAATTGGAGTGTGGCTCAGATCAAGGGCCCTTTCGATGCGGGATCCATCACCTTCACGCCGATCCTCGGCGGAACACGATACCCAGCGATCACTGTGTCGAACGACGGCTTTTTCTGGCTACCCAGTGGGATTCTCTACCGGGATCTCGAAGTGGAGGTCCAGGGGCTATCCCAGATCGACCAGATCCTGATCGCTCACCACCCAGAGGAACTTTCCAATGTCTAACCTTCCAGTCATTCCTGATATCCCCTCTGATGCCTCCCCGAAAATGAAGGCCTTTCTCCAGGCGATCAAAGAAATGGTCGAAACCCGGGAGGGGCTCAGGGGGGATCTGGATGATCAATTCGTCACACGACGTGACCTTGAGAATCTGACCAAGGACTCACCGAAGATCACGACCCCGTTTGTGGATGAAGCTAAGATCAACCCGCCTACCAACATGCAGATCGACGTCGGGGTGTGGACCAACACGATCACCTGGGTGGATCCACCGGGGGATCATCTGGCCGGGATCGAGGTCTGGTACAACACCACCAACAGCATCACAGAGGCGATCCGAATCGCAGTCGTCCCGAAAGGGGTGGGGGAGTACAAGCACGACGTGGGCTTGATCTACGTCAACCGCTACTACTGGATCCGAGCCACCACCTACGCAGGTAAGTACTCAACCTGGGTGCCCACCTCCCAGCAAGGGGGTATGTTCGTCCCGGCAGCAACCTCAGTCAATGAACGGATCGACGGGGCAATCGACTCACTCCTTGGGTCCACCCCTGACCTGTACAATCCGGCGACGGCTTATCAGATTGATGACCTTGTCATGTGGCAAGACCCAGCTGGGAACACCAAGCGGTTCCGCCGCCGGAACTACTTGATTGGGGCAACAGGCATTGCCCCCTCCAACACCTTGTACTGGAAACGAGTGGGGATCCTGATGCAGGGAGATGTCAACGGGGAAGCCACTGTAGGCATCGACGGAAACCTTCTCGTCTCAGGAAGCCTCGGGGTCGGGAAGCTTGCAGCGAACTCTGTCGAGTCTGGGAACATCCTCGCCAATGCGATCAAGGCTCTTCACATTGATGCGGGGCAGATTAGCGCGGGGCACATTGCTGCCAATACGATCACAGGTGCCCAGATACAAGCAGGAAGTATTGGTGCGGATAGAATTGCTGCCAACTCACTTACTGCAAATCAAATTGCTGCAAACGCAATTACATCTTCAGAAGTCGGCGCAAACAACATCATTACCAATACGGCTAATATCACGAGCGGCATTATCAGGACAGCGCATATTCAAGATGCGAATATCTCCACTCTGAAGATTGCTGGAAATGCTGTTACTGTTCCTGTCTCTGCTTATACAGCAGCAGAGATTTCAAGTTATAATTCTTGGCTATCAGCGCAACAAGTTTCACTTGACTCAGGGGGTTGCCCGGTTCAAGTATTCGCAACCATTTATTGTCATGATAATGGGGCTGCTCCAACTCAACGCACATTAAATGTCAGGATACTGCGCGGAGGCACTGATATTACGGGCACAATATCAATACCAATGAATTTCTTTTCGATCTACGATAGTGGAACAGGAACGTACATTAATAGAAACTCACTTCTACTAACTGTTATGGGCTTAGATGCTTATCCCCCAACAGGTTCTAATACTTATTATGTCCAAGTCTACCATAATAATGGGTGGGTTTTTTGTTCTGCCAGATCGATGTTCGCAATAGGAGTTAAACGCTAATGAAAAACTATACTGTGTTCAACTCCGAAGGCAAAATCCTACGCTATGGCTCCTGCCCTGATAATATGCTTGTGGATCAGGCCTCTGGTGAAGATGAATGGGTGATGGAAGGAGTAGCGAACGATGCGACTCACAAAGTAGTCGGGCTCAACATTGTCCCTAAATCGAAGCAGGAACTCGACGATGAGCTGTTCGCCCAGCGCAAGGACACACTCCCCAGCTTCGACCCCTCACTCAGTGATGCCGATATTGATAAGGCAATCAGTGAGTATTTTCTGGGCAGGGTTGATGTAGCCCGGTGGCGTGCCGAGCACGCCTCCACCCTTAGAGCGAGGGCGTATCCACCGATCACCGACTTCATTGACGCATACGTCAAGATCACTGCAGGAGGCGAGTATGCTGCAGAAGGCCAAGCCCAGATGAACGCCCACGTCGCCAAGTGCCTCCAGGTAAAACAGAGATTCACCAAGCCCGATGAAACCCCTTAGCATCCTGCCCTACACCGAACTCGACGGTATCCGCACATTTACAGATTCACAGATCATGGACCTCTATGACCAGATGGAACGAGATGGCACTACTCGGATGGTCTACTTTGAAGAGAGGTACTCACGCGAGGAGTTCCTGGCCGAGATGAAGTCTGGGGCGAGTCGCCTTTACGTGGTCATGGAAGAGGAGGTACCAGTTGCAATAGCCTACCTGAACCGCTTCGAGCGAACATCGGCGCGGCTCCACTTCTGTGTATTCAGCAGAGCATGGGGCCACACTGATGAGGTCGCAAGGTTCGTCATGAAGTCCATGTGTGGGATGAAGGATAACGACGGCAAACCACTCTTTCATGTTTTCCTCGGAATGCTCCCATCATGCAACAAGGGGGCGGTCGACTTCATCCTTCGGAATGGTGGCAAACTTGTAGGAACAGTCCCGAACCTATTCTGGGACAAAGCCAACGGCAAAGCCGTTGAAGGAACAATTGTCTACTATGAAAATTTACACGATGTTTAAGATCGACATCGACTCGGGGCAGGTTCTTGAAGAGGACTCCTACGAGTACGATGGTCCGGTTGCCCACTGCGGTGGTGGTAAAAGCACAACCAACACGCAGGATCCTGTCTACAACGCACGCATGGCAGCAATTGCCGAACGCCAGCAGGACATGGCCGAAGATTACTATGCCTTCTGGGAAAGCGACTACAAGCCCTTTGAACAGGCACAGCTCCAGGCCAACACAGAGATGCTCCCACACTTGACCAAGCAGTCGATCAGCGAGGCGAACGTCGCATCCGAGCAAGCATCGCAGCTGCTGCAGAAAGATGCCAACGGCCAGAACCTCATCGGGCTGCAAGCCCAGAACCAGAGGCTGAAGCTGGAAGCTTCGAACGGACTGGTTGGCAAGCAAGCCGAGGTTGCCAGGGCCGCTTATGACAAAGCCCTCGCTGGGGTGGATGTAGGAAGTGAGGTCCAACAGGCCCGAGCGGATGTCGCCAACAGCTTTGCCGGTGCTGAGAACAGTATGCGGAACGATGCCGCTCGGATGGGCATCAGCACCTCAAGCGCGGGGTACACAAGCGCAATGGCCGGTCTCGCCCGGGACAGGGCGAAGGGCATGGCAGGAGCAATGACCACGGCAAGAACTGCAGCGAATGACAAGAACTTCTCCCGGCTGACATCAGCCGCTGGAATGGGATTAGGGCAGGTGTAACATGGGTCAAGGCCTATATAAAATTGAAAGCCCGTACGACAAGGCTACCAAGGTGATGAGTGATTCTGCTGCAACCAGTGCGCAGATGACCAAGAAGACGGAAACCGAAAATGAAAAGACGGTCGGGGGCGGGCTTCTGACCGCAGGTGGAGGAGCCGCCGCGGGCGCTGCAGCTGGGTCCGCAATGGCGGGCGCGAAAGCCGGTAGCGCTGGCGGTTACTGGGGCGCTGCAATCGGGGCAGTCGTAGGACTGCTTGGATACTATCTGTCGTAGGAGAACAAAATGAGTGAAGCAAGTGATGCGCTCCATATTGCACAAATGGGGATCAGTCTCGGGGGCTCTATTCGGCAGAGCAGGGAGTTTGCCAAGAAGCAGGAGTTCGACGAGCAGTACAACACCTACTATAAGGGGATCGAGCAAGACCCCGACAACTTCAAAGCGGATGCGGATGCTCCCAACTACAGGGCGGATGCCTTCAATAAGGCCCAGCTGGACTTTGTAAAAGGCCAGATGGACCGGGAAGACCTGAAAGCGAAACGCTTCCAGAACATCAAGGCCGACATCGATTCGAAACAAACCCAGCTCCTCCAGTTCGGCCAGGAGGCTGAGTCCATCGCAGCAACGAACCCTGATGCCGCGGTTCATCGGTACATGGAAGCCTACAAGCTCCACCCGAACGGGATCAGCACCCAGTACAACGAGTCGACGGGAATGTGGGACTTCAAGGACAACATCACCAAGCAGACGTGGTCACAGAAGGTGACCCTTGATGATGCCCGCCAGACCTACCAGGGCGCAGTCAACAAGGAAAGCTACGCCAAGATGTACCTGACCGACCGGTCCCGAGTGAAGAAGGCGAACGAGGTCGCGGTCATGCACCCCGACATTCTCGTGAATGAAAAGGGCGAGACGCTCCAGGCCTGGAACTTTATCGACCCGCAGACCGGGGAACCCGCCATCAAGTACGCCGACAAGTCTGGCAAACCCGTTGAGATGACCGCGGATGACATCCTCCGCCAGGGCTTCCGAATGAAGGAAGACCGGCAGAAGGAACGCCTCGCAGAGCTCGGCATCGAGGAAAAGCAAGCCAGCATCAACCAGCACAACGCCGCAGCAGCAAAGTACGGGGCTGAAACTGAGAATGCCAAAGGGCTTTTCCAGCAACAGAAGGAGCTGCAAGAGCTCGAGAATAAGGGCTACGGTTTGCGGCTGCAGGACAAGGCAATGGCAGAGGCTGTCACCATCGCTGGTAAGCCGTACACCAAAGTTGAAGTGGACAAGATCCTCACTCCCCTGATGGAGAAAGCCAAGGATGAGTTTGGTGTGAAGTTCAGGCCTGAGCAAGCAGCCGGGTTCTATGAGCTCACCAAGGATCCTGACCAATTCATCCAGATCGTTGAGCAAGCCAACAAAGATCCAAAATACAAAGAAGCCGTGAAGCGCACTCTCAAGAAGTACAACCTTGAGGAGTTTGCTGACGACATCCTGAAAGTTGAAAATGTGAAGAAGCGATCCTTCTTCGATTAAGGAAACCACATGAGCATCCTCGATGAAATCAACGCAGAGT